TTATTTTAAAAACATTTATATTTTTTCTAAATATTCCAAAAAACCCAAAATGACTATTTAACTCACTTATATCAACAGTATATTTTTCATCTAGTTTTTTAGTAAATTCAATATTTTTTTTAATGTTATTTATATCACTTGGTGTCGCTTGTGTCCAAGTATTAGAACCATTATATTTAACTAATATAACAAAACTATTTTTCTTATCTTTTTCATAATTGTTATTTTGAAGTAATATGATATCAAATTTTATTTCTTCCTTTGATATTATTAAACTATCAATATATTCTTTCAATAATCTAATTACAACCAACTGATTATCACTAGAATTATCTAAATTATCAGAATTATCTAAATTATCAGAATCATATGATTGTATTTTATTTATTAAATCAACGCGTTTTTGTAAATCAAGTTCCTCAAAAAGATGAGATATTATAAAATTATTAACATATCCTAATACTCCTTTATCTTTATCTTCTTCTCCCTCAAATAATCCTTCTAATGTATTGATAGTAATACTAATATTTATATAATCACTATTATCCTTACTTTTTTTAACTTCTGATTTTATTAGACCAATACAGTAGTTATATTTATTAACAATATCATCTAATATTTTTCTTTCTTTATTTCTTTCTTTATCTGGTTTTATTTTTATTTTATTATTACCGTTGCTGTTGCTGTTGCTATTACTGTTGCTACTACTATACTCTATATCTTCTATATCTTGGATAGCCTTTCTATTTTTGAAGTCAATCGGTACACTTCTTTCGTAAAGTGTTATGTGTTTATTTTCTAATTCTATTGGTTGGAACAAGTAATATTCTCCTACATTTACTATATTTCCTAATCTATCAAACATATCTGTTACATATTCTCTTTTATCATTTACTAATTGGTCTAAAGTTAAATTTATTTCATCTAATGAATAATTTCCTAATCTATTAATTTCTCTTAATAACTCCTCACGTTTATAAAAATAACGGTTTTTAAATAAATCCTTTACCTTAAATGATAATCGCTCTATATTTATTTTCAAGAATGTCTCTCCATAAGTATCCATATTTATTATACCGGTTCTATATTTTTCAGCATCTACAAAACAAGTATTGTTACCCGACATCAAATCAGATGTCATACAATTATCCATATAATCACATATAGCTGTTCCTGATTTATCACCTATTGGATAATCTATTTCTTCATCCATAGTACTTGTTTGCTGTTTTACATCTCCCTTAAAATCATTAGAATTAAAATCTAAATCAAACTGATTACAATTAAGTAAACAATCAACCGAATTTTGCTTTAATATCCTAGATACAACTCCCATTTTAACAGCCTTTTCTTCCGAAAGTCTATAAAGATATAAATCAACGCTTTCCAGATTTTCCTCAACTTCATCTTTATTATTTTCAAAAATAGTAGCATAAAGATATATTTCTACATTTCTTTCTATAAATGGTAGTGATTTATGACTGCAAGTTCTTACTGCTCTACCTATAATTTGTTCTATACGACTCATATTATACCATGGATCTACTATGTGTACTTGTCGTATGTTTTTAAAATCAACACCTTCTGACGCAGCCCTGGTTATAATAATTACCTTTATATTTTTACCATATTTATTATTGTCTTCTCTAGATATCTTAATTTCATTTAAATTATCAGGTGATAAATCTTTATCTCCGCTAATTAATGCATATTTTGCTTGACTAAACCCTGATTCGCTATCTATTTCTGATTTTAATTTCATTGTTAATGCATCACGTTTTTGAATAGAATTAGAATATTCGTCACTAAATAGATTATTATTTGGACCATATCTTGTAAAACCCAACTCCTCTAATGCTAACGCAATTGGAACTGCGCCACCATCTATGTATTGCGAATATATTAACACAATACCTTTTGATTTTAAAACAGATGTGCATATATTTTTAATTTTGACACTATATTTTCCTATTTTGTCATCAGAAAATATATTACCGTGTTCAGGATTATCTAATAAATTTTTTTTATAATTATATTTTCTTTTCTTCGCTATTTTTTTAATATCCATTATATTATTTAAACCAGTGCTACCGTATAAATTTTTAATATTATCATCTTCGCCTGATTTACTTACCAATGAGGGATATGTCATGTTAAGTATTTGAAGTGGGACTTCTAAATCATGAAACGGTATATTTTTGCTATTATATTTACTTTTTAAATTTTCAACAACTTTTCTATATATAGGAGTAATATATTGACCGCTACTTTCACCATCACCTTTTTTTATTCTTAAAATATAGGTATCTATATACTTTAAACCCTGTAAAACCGGATCTATTTTTTTACCATTAATTTGTTGTTTTGGATATTCGCTACCCTTTACAAGAATAGAATTTTCTGGAGAAAATCTTTTAGGTAAAATGCGATAAGGAAATGTATATGGATTATCACCTTTTACATATGATATATATCCGCGTGACGCTGATATTAGTATATCTCTTGCTTCACTGTCTGTATCATCATCATTTCTTTTTAAATTACCGTTCGCATCAAATACCTCCTTGATATCTATTTGCGGTTTATTATCATTTAAATTCATTAAATCTAAAATAAACTTTATTTCACCTACATTATTAAACATAGGAGTAGCAGATAGTAATAATAACTTTAAATTGTCTGTATATTTTGCTAATTTCAATAAATTTTTTCCTGTTTTTTCATCTTCTTTATTTCCCGATACCTTAATATTATGTATTTCGTCAATAATAATAAGTCTATCAGAAAATTCACGTTTAAGCACTCTAGATTCTATTTGTCGAATATTACGTTTATATTCAGCAGAATCTTTTTCTAACTTAGTGGTATTTTTAAATGAATCTATCAAGGGTTTACTTTTCTTAGAAATATATCCAGAAAACTGTCTATATCCCATAAAATGATAATAATTTTTAATAATATCATTTATCATTTTTGCTATTTTATCTTTTGAAATATTTCTTATGTTCATTGGATTTACTTCTTGTATTAAACTATTACCAATACAAGACCTTATATTCCATATTCCATTTGTTTCGTTTAATAAAGTATCATCAAATAATTGTAATTTAAAGTTATTTTGCACATTTTCATTCGCTAAAACAATTATTTTTTTACTAGTATCGGTTTGTTTCATATATTCTCTATATTCTTCAGATACCCCTATTGCGCTACAAGTTTTACCTGTACCTAATCCATGATATAAAAGTAAACTATTATACGGTGTTTGATTTGATAAGAAGTTCTTAACAAATCTTTGATGTGTTGCCAATTCAAAATCAGCACTACATAATTTATCAGCATGCTCTTCTATATCATCTTGATTATTTATAACGTCTTGCTGTTTGTCTATTTTAGTATCATTAAATTCTTTCTTATTAAATATTTTTAATGAAAAATCCGGTTCATCTGTTGTTGGATATAAAATAGTATCGTTCATATATTAATAGTATATTCTATATTAATAGTATATTGTGTATTTATATAAAATTTCATTAATTCTTTTAATTAAATCTATTTTTTCTAAATTATAACACCGTATACAAGATATACATTCATCTATTGTTTTCCATTCTAGTTTGCTTACTTCTGTTTCCTGATATTTTATTTGAGGTTCTTTATCCGGTTCTATATGAGCTAAAAAATATTTATGTTTATATGATTTATAATTTGAACCAATAAATATTTCTTCAAAAGGAAGTATATTATGTATAATATTCATGTCATCATATAAATATCCCGTTTCTTCTTCAAACTCGCGTATAGCACAATCTAAATCTTTTTCAGAATTATTTCTTCTGCCCTTAGGAAAACCCCATTCAGGTTCAATCCAATTAGTATTACTTTTTTTTATTATATTTTCAAGATTGATAAATTTACTATCTATACTAATACCATTTCGTAAATTGTTAAATTTATCTCGAGATAATTTTTCTTCACCTCTATTATTCATTCCTAAATCACATCCCCATAAATTTGTCCATAATTCATCAAAACCTTTATTTAATAATCTATGTTTCTCATCATTTGTCATTTCATTTATCATATTTTGTAAATATTCTAAATTGTTTACTTTATATCTACCTCTTAAAAAATCAACATAACCCAAACTATCTTTACGTCTTATCATTAAAAATTTAAAATTGTTTTTATTACCTTCCGCGTTATCAATTATCTTATTATGATTATTAGTAAATGCTATAAATCCTATACTTGTTATAGGCATTTTACATAATTGATAATTATGTCCTAATTTACCACAGTTATTACAAAAATTAAAGGCTATTTTATTGGTATTTGAACTGTTATTGGTATTTGAACTGTTATTGGTATTTGAACCGTTATTGGTATTTGAACCGTTATTGGTATTTGAACTGTTATTGGTATTTGAAATGTTATTGGTATTTGAAATGTTATTTGTAAAATTACTCATATAATATATTAATTGTAATTATTATATGTATTTTCAGGAATGTTTTTATATCATTTGATTTTAAATGGGTTTAGATCCAAATATATGGGGTCCACATTATTGGTTCGTTATACATTCTATTGCTTTAAATTATCCTAAAAATCCTAACGATACCACTAAGAAAAAATATTATACATTTATCCACGACTTACCCTTATTTTTACCCGATTCTGATATGGGAAATAAATTCGCCGAAATATTAGACAAATATCCTGTTACACCTTATTTAGACTCAAGAGATTCTTTTGTAAGATGGACACATTTTATCCATAATAAAATAAATTCTATGCTCGGTAAAGCTGAAATTCCACTAATTGATTTATATAAAAATCACTATAAAGAATATGAACCACGAAATATAGCACAAGTTATACAGCAAAGAAATAGAGAAAAAATTATATTTGGCACTGTTATAGTTCTATCTATAAGCGGAGTAGTTTATTATTACAATAAATAAAAAAAATATATCATTATATTAACACTAATAATATAATGAATAAAGATATGAATAAAGATATGAATAAAGATATGAATAAAGATATGAATAAAGATATGAATAAAGATTTAATAGGCGGTAAAGCAGTAGAAATGGGAGAACAAGGTTGTATATTTATTCCTAACTTAAAATGCGTTGGAGAAAAGCGCAAAGAAAAGGGTAAAGGAAAAACAATAAGTAAATTAATGCTTCAAGAAAACGCTATTATGGAAATTGATTTTATCAAAAGCATACAATCTTTGGTAACAAATATACCTAATCACCGAAAATATTTTATTTTAGAAGATATCAACATTTGCCAACCAGATATAATGACCCAAAAGGATTTAGAAAACTTTGATAGAATATGTTTAAATTTAGTCGATGAAGATATAACTGCTAAAAATATAAAACAAGCATTAGATGATTTATTAATTATAACAATGCCTTATGGTGGTATTGATGTAAGTAAATATCTAAGGCAAGGAAACGCTAACGCTCAACTGAAAAAACTGTACCAAGTAAACTTAAAATTCGTAGAAATATTAAATAAGGTTATTGTTCCACTAAACAAAAACAAAATATATCATAACGACATCAAGGCAAATAATTTTTTAATAGATAGTAAAAATAATGTTAGGTTAATTGATTGGGGATTATCGTTTATTGATAATGGAGAAATACCTCCTCTACTAAGAAGTCAACCTATTTATTTTCCACATCCAGTATCATCATTACTATTTACTGAATTATTTAAAGAACATTATAACTATATGATTTATAATAAACGAATCAGGTTAAATAAATTATTTAAATCAAATAAAGAAGAAGATAAAGATGCACTTATACAAGAATTACAAAATTTCTTAGAAGATTTTATTCGTCATATTATGTCGGATAAAAAATATAAATTGTTAACTGAATACTTTATGAAGCATTTTTCTATTATTAATTCATTTTCTCGCAACGATTTGCGTGAATTTTTAATAACAAACTTTACAAAAATATTACTTGAATGGACTGACTTCGGTAAATATACCTTTGATTATAAAGGTTATTTCAATAAAATTTATAAAAGAAATTTAGATTGTTATAGTTTAATATTGACTTATATTGATTATGTTGATATATTAAATAAAATAATTAAAGACAAGAAAATAAAAACAAACAAAATAAATACAAACAAAATAATCACATTTAGAGATGATGTTATAAGTTTACTTAGAAAGTATGTTTTATTAGCAACACATAAACCTATAGATGTTAAAGTATTATCAAAGGAATTATTATCACTTAACAAAACTAACACAAACAAAAACAAAACCCAAAAAAAACGGATTAAAAGACTGAAAAATATTCAAATTGATAAAGCAAATAAAGCAAAGACCGTTAAAAAAAAATAATATCATAAATATATAATTATATAATGAAGAATGAACTATTATTAATATTGATAACAGGTTTTGTAGTAATTAACATATATCATGATGGAAAATATTCAAAAATGATAATGAAATGGAAAAAACATTTTCAAATTGGAGGTGTTATATTTTTTGCTTTATCAGTATGGATATTTTTAAAGAAATACCCAAAAGAATCCGGTAATTTAGCGCAACATTTAAATGGTATGATTAAATACGCACCTATAGATAAAAATTCTGCTGACATAATATCACCTTTTTTGAAAATGTCTGCTGTAAGTGCAGGAGCACAAGCAGGAGCAGGCACAAATTCAGGCGCAAATTCAGGTTCCGGTGTTTATAATCATATTCCGCCACAACAAAAAAGAATGATGCGCTCAGGTGGTAATTCTAATAAACGTTCAGTAAGTCAACAAAAAAAGAAATATGTAGCAGCTCAACAAGGATGGAAATGTAACGATTGTGAATGTACATTAGATGCATGGTTTGATATTGATCATAAACATAGATTAGACCAAGGTGGAACAAATCACATATCTAATTTAGTAGCCTTGTGTAAAAATTGTCACGGTAAAAAAACTTGGATGGAAACTATGAATTCTGATAACACTAATACACATTAGATAAACCAATATATTATATATTACAATATATATATTATATATTATTAGAAATGAGTAGTATGATAGAAGAAGCTATAAATAACTTTGGAGGACAGACTTCTGTAGGTGCCCAATCTGGCAAATTTATATTTACAAGTCAAACGTGGTTTCATATTATTATTGTATTTATCATATTATTATATGCCCGGTCTTTTGTAATATTTTTACTTAAAAATTTATGGAATGGTTTAAAAAATGGTTTAATATATTTATTCAAATATTTAAGAATTATAGCAGAAACATCGGGAAAATCATTGCTTAATAATCCTGCAACTATAATATTAATATTATTATTTTTAGTTTTCTTTATACTAATAGTTCTACCAGAAATATTAATCCTTTTTGGAATACATTGGGGTCCACTTAATTTTGGACCAAATAACTGGGGCATCCATGGGTTTTTCAAACAACTGCCTTTAGATACAATTATCATTTCTTGTATAGGTTTATTTACGTTATTTGCCTTTGGATTTTTATCATTTGCTAAAAAATTAACTGAGATGTCTGTATTTATAATATTATCAATAGTTTTTGTAGCATTAGCATTATTTGTATTTATAAGAAATCCATATAACATATTAAATGACGACACATTAAAAAATTTGGCAACAGATAGTAAAAAATTAGGAAAGGATATTATTGATGCAGGAGTAGATTCCAGTTCAATAGCAAAAATGTTAACCGCAACAGGTTTAGGAATTATACTATTATCGTTTATTTTCTTAAGAAGACGACAAACCTTATATGGTGAAGAAAAAGGTCCTAGTTTATTTAAATTTGCGGGATTATTATTATTACTATTATTATCTATTATATTAGTAGCAGTTCTCTTTTTATTTTCAGTAGATTATGTTGGTTCAAATGTAACTATAGCAAGTTTTGTATCGGGAACATTACTTACATTTACAATTATTGGACTAATAACGTTTGGTGTATTAAACGGTTTTGATTTAATTATGAAGGTTATAAATAAAATATCACCTGGAGAATATTCATTCTTAAACTTATTATTTAAAGTAATTTTATATATACCTTGTTTGATAATAGACGGAATTAAATGGGTTAAAAAGGAGTATAACATATCTACAAACTCTAATTGGATATTATTAGGAGTAGAATTAGTATTTTTATTCTTATATTTATTTTGGAATAAATTAATAGGTCTTATAGCAATCAAAGATGGCAAATTATTAACAAAAAACCCACCTGTATTAAATCTAAATAAAAAAACAAATTTAGGAACATATGAATTTTTAAATGAAACAGATAACAAAAAAGGATACAGAGCGGAGGTTATTAATAAGGAAGAGGGTGCTACATTAACAGATGGTGCAAGTCTTTCATTTAAAAGAAAAATAGATGCTAATTTTACTTATAATTACGCAATATCGGGTTGGTTTAATATAAAGAATATGCCACCCAATACTAATAAAGCTTATACAAAATGGACAAATGTATTAAACTATGGTAATAAACCGGCAATACAATATAAGGCAGATGAAAATAAATTAAAGGTTATGATGCAAACTGATTCTAGTTCTTCAAAGGAAATAACTATTATTGAAGATATTCCGTTACAAAAATGGAATCATATAGTAATAAATAATAACAATGGTACATTAGATACTTTTTTTAATAATAAATTAGTATCATCTGTTGATGGTGAAGTACCTTATATAGATAATGAAAGCGTTATTATTGGAGAAGATAACGGTATATATGGAAGTGTTATAAATGTTCTTTATTATGATAAACCATTAAGTATACAGAAAATAGATACATTGTATAATTCATTTAAAAATCCATAGATACAATTTTTGTTTTTAAGAATTTATTATTTTTAGAAGTAATATTTTTGAACTATATTTAATAAATAATATTATATATTATATATTATATATAACGTAAACATGAGTGTTGGTATGATTATTCTATTTATAGTTCTTTTTATATTAGTAATTTATATATTATCTAAATTTTTTGGGGAACAACAAACTCTTAATGATTTCAATAATGCAAATGAACAAGTTATAATATCAGCAAATAAGGTTCCAGCAGGAGATGGTACTAATGATTTTACATATTCTCTTTGGGTTTATATAACAGATTGGGAAGTAAAATATGGACAAGAAAAGACAATATTTAGTAGAAGCGGTTTAGAAACCCAAGGTATTGTTCATTCACCTACGGTAACTTTAGGGGAAACAGCAAATACATTAAAAGTAAAAATGAGTGTTATGCCTGAAAACACCGGTGGACAAAATATATTTGAATGTGGTATCAAAAATGTACCTCTTCAAAGATGGGCAAATATAACTATATCTGTTTCGGGAAGAGCATTAGATATATACTTAAATGGTAAATTGGTTAAGACCTGTGTAATGAACGGAATGCCAAATGTTAAGACTGATGCACCAATACTTTTAACACCATTTGGAGGTTTTGCAGGTTATACATCTCAATTTAAGTATTTTCCAAGTTCAATAAATCCACAACAAGCATGGAATATATATACAAAAGGTCCAGGAGGAAGCATTTTAGGTAATTTGCTTAACCAATATAAACTTAAATTTGTATTCTTAAAAGATGACAGAGAACAATATTCCTTTGCTATTTAAAATATTCATATTTACATTAATCATAATAATCATATTAATCATAATAATCATATTAATCATAATAATTAATATGTTTTATAATATATAATATATATAACATAAATGGCATCAAATACAGGAAATAGTAGAGCATTTAATAATAAAGCAAGTAATATATTAAAATATGCACCACAACCTGCACCACAACCTGCGCCACAACCGGCACCACAACCCGCGGTTAAACCCCTATCTTTACCTACACCTAATAGTATATCAAAACCTATACAAAATATCGGACAACAATTTAGTGATCCAAAATCACCTGATTTAGGTCAAACTTCTAACGGATTTTTGAAAACAAATGGTTTCATAGCAAAATTTGGATTTATTCTATTAGTATTAATAGCGTTCTTAATTTTATTTAGATTAGGAACAATGTTAATAAGTAGTTTATTAATGCCCAAAGAAAAAGTTAAACTTTTAGATGGAATGATAGATGCTTCAAAACAATATCATATACCTCAAAATCCAAATAACCCATCAGCTAAACCAACATATCGTTCCGATAATGAGGATAAAGGTATTGAATTTAGTTGGTCTATATGGATAAATATAAAGGATTTAGGTATGAATCAAAATTACTATAAACATATATTCCACAAAGGTAATTCCAATATAAATGTATGTGATGATGGAGAAACTTGTGGTAAGAATTCCCCTAATAACGCACCTGGATTATATTTAAATCCTAACACCAACGCTATAACTGTTGTTATGAATACCTATTCTGATATGTCTGAAGAAATTGTTGTAAATGATATACCACTTAATAAATGGGTTAATATAATAATAAGGTGTGAGCAAAATATGTTAGATGTATATGTAAATGGTGCTATAGTTAAAAGACATAAATTATCTGGTGTTCCCAAACAAAATTATGGCGACGTATTTATGTCTATGAATGGAGGATTTAACGGATATTCATCCAGTTTAACATATTATAGCAAAGCAGTTTCTCCAGCAGAAATATTAGGTATTATTAATAAAGGACCTAATACAACAATGAAACACGGTGAATCATCTGATATATTTAACACTAAACCTCCTTATTTATCTATGCAATGGTATTTCCAACCAGAACAACCACTTCCGCCTTAGATTAGTAAGATAAGTAAGATAAGTAAGATAAGTAAGATTAGTAAGATTAATAATATATCAATATATTACGCTAACTATCCGTAGCTATTATATAATACAATAATATATAGTATATAATAGTATAATATGTCACGCGATGGAAATGGAAATTATGTATTATTTTCTACAGGAAGTAGAGCGCCTACTAGAAATTGGTCCAGACAAAATAGTGGAGTTTGTTTAACAACAGCAAATTTAACGTTTGAAGACCTAGCAGAGAGACGAAAATACGAGACATTGCAGCATAATCAAAACAAGGGTAGCAGTACAAAATCACAACGAGCAGCGGCTATGGCGAGACGCGGAGGTATAAGTACTACTGCGGGAACTACATTAAACTCAACCGGTTCTGTTTATACACTTAATAATTGCGATGCTACTAGCGGGGCAGGTATATATCATCCACCTAGTGCTAGTGGTTTAAGGGGTACTTGGAATATACAGGTAAATAAAGATTTTTTAGAAAGACCATTAGTTGATTACTTAACTAGAAAACCAACATTATCTTCAGGAGGATTAGGTATGTCAGATATAGCGCCTAATTCGGTACCATGTATGTCATCTGCGCCAACAGTAACAACTCCTGCAACTACTGGTTTAAATAGAAGAATTGAACTTAATTGGAATACAGATATTGCTGGGTGTTATGATATACTAGGTTATGATATTGCTATTCAAAGTAAAAAATCTTTACATTTAGGTGGTGATTTAATATACGCGGTTAAACAAGAATGGGTTAGAGATCTAAATGCATATGATAGTTCATATGTGTTAGGGGAAGTAAATATAATGAAAAATGATATAAGTTATGGATTTTTTAGACCAATTAAAGAAACCGAGTGGTATAAAACAACTATTTTTACCGGTTCATCTAATGATAAACAAGGTGATGCAATATCTATAGGACAAGACGGAAGTTATTCATTATATGTATTATCAACAACTGATATATTTGATGTATCATTTGTAGATAGTTTGATTAATAATACTTATTATAGAAGACGGGTTAATTTTGCTAGGTCACACGATTTTGGCAATAATTGGGAACCTTTATCTGATGTAATTAAACCCGAACAAAAAGATATAACAGATTTATCACAGACAGATATAGGCGAATATCTAGATACGGTAATTAAAAAAGGAAGTAATGCTGGACAAACAGACTTATCTAATAATAAAATATTTGTGAATTATTCTACTAGTTCGTCTCAGTCTTCGGTTTTAACTAATACGAGATTATCTAATTCAATTAATGATGGTGGGTTTGTTATTACAGATGGTATATATTCTAATGCGGTTAATGATAACCATCCTTGGTCTGATTTAAGTTTAGGATTTGAACATCCAAATACAACCACTTCAAATACGAGCGGTTTTGGTAAATATATTTCTAATGACATGTCTGGCGATATGATTTATACAGTATTTTCCTCTATATCAGGTGACACATTTGATAGTTCTCTCATTATTGCATTTGGTGATACTAATGCTAATAACCCAATATATAAAGACGGAAGTAATTGTGTAATTGATGCTTCTGCACTATTATCTCCTATTAATTCATTTGCTGTTCAAAATCCAACCGGTTTAGATGGATGCGGTAATTTTTATGTAGCATATAGAAGAGAAGTTAATGGTATAAATGATGGTAGCTTAGCATTCGCTAAAACAACTGATTTAAATGAGAATACTATTTGGGATATAAGCAGATGTATTGATGATGTAGATATATTAGGGGCACAGAATAATGCAAAAAATAAAAATGTAAGTTGTTTTGCCGGTTATGGAGAACATTATTCAAACTATGTTTATGTTGCCTATTATGACAGCGAATTTAAAGCATTGAAATTTGCTAGATCAGACAATTGTGGAAATGATTGGGAAACTCAATATATAGATGGTAATGGAACTAATGTTGATATTAATTATAACAATAGTACTGTATACAATCCTGGAAATAACACTGATGATGTTGGACAACATTGTTCATTAGTTGGTGAAACCTGTATTAGAACAATTGATGCTAATCTAGAACAATTCGATGTTTCTATGTATTTATTTATTAGTTATTATAATGAAACTTCTGATTCTTTAAAATGTGCATTTAATCCGGTAAACGGTGAAGCAGGTAAATGGATTATTAGCACTATCGATACTGGAAATGTTGGAACAAATTCAAAAATGTGTATTTTACGTGATAAAAGAGGCGTTCCTTATCCCAATATTGTTTATAGAGAAACAGACAATGCCACGTCTTTTAATGTTAAATATGCTAGACCCACAGAATATCTTGATATTCCTCTGATAAATGATAACAAATATGAGTGTACTGTTACGCCTGTAGATATTTTAGGTCGTGACCCTTGTAAAGTTACAAGACCTGTTGGAAGTGTTATAGGTGAACCCATTGGGAATGCAGGACCTTGCACAGATTTTTCTGGACAATCATTTGATAATGCCAAGGTCGCATTAAGTTGGGTATTACCAGAAGAATTTAATGCCGGAGACCTAGATTTGTTAGATACAAGTGGTATTAAAATATCTGTATCGGAAACTGAAAACGACTTTACAACTACAAATTTAGTAGACCGAAAAAATTTAAACGGTGCAACTATTTCTTATAACAATAATCCAATATATTTGCCTGGTTCTGATACCAGTTATGATGTTATCGGACTTGAAAATGGTACAAAATATTACTTTAGAATAGAAACTGCAAATAGACCAACAAACCCGATTAATACATCTGATATTATATTTAGTCCTGAATTGGGAACGAGCACCAGTACGGCACAAAATTTAATTGGTAATTCTGTTATTGATACAAGCGGACAACCTTTAACTGTACCGACAGTTGAAGATTTTGAAGCGGATTGGTTAAATAATACAAGGAGTGTCGAATTATCATGGAAATTATCTAGTGATGGTCGCAAAAATAGCGAATATACTGTCTTAGATGATGATATTATATTTGATATATCAATGACTAATTATATGGATTCGTCGTTAAATTTAGCAGGACATTCAAGTACAGATTCATCATTTGTTAATACTGTATTAGATTCTAGTTATAATGCAACAAATAGTAATTGGACATCGCGAGAACTTCTACAAAATGATAATATAAGTTATAAATATACTTTTAACAATACTATATTAAACGCAAATGATAACAAATGGTTTAAATTTATTATGTCTGCTAGAAATAAATCTATACATGATGCCGGTAATGGAGTTGGAAGAAGTTTAGATATATCACATAATGAAAGTGATAAAAGTGCAATAATTGTTTTAGAGACATCTCCTGAAATTCCTGTAAATAATTATAAATCTACACTTGGATTTTGGTGGGGGGGAGGAGGACAATATGGAAATTCAAATAGTCCGGGTTTAAATAATTTAAACTTTTTAAGATATGAAGTTCAATATAAACTAAATCAAACGGGGTCTACGTGGCAATACTTTAATATTGGGGACGGTACTAATGATATATCATATGCAGGTGTCTCTCTAAATAATAGTAGTAATGGGTTAACAACAGTAGATGTGAATAATATTACTTGGACTAATTTAGGTTTTTATAATAATTACACGTTTAAAGTTCGAGTTGGAGGAATTGGGGCTGATTCTTGTGGAGAAATTTTTTCTGAATACTCATCTCCATTATAACAACTTTATCAATAACTAATTTAATCTTATTAATTAAATTATTTATCTTAAACTAGGGTTTATACATATTTCTTTAGATGGGAAAATTTCTCCCGATAAACACTTTGTTGAATCTTCAACCATAATACAACTTCTTATTCCTTTATATGATCCTACGCTACAGTATCCACCTGCACCTTTATTTTTCTCTTGAGAAACACCATCAAGCATATCAGGATTTTCTCTGTAATCAGGTGTATTTATTTTTTTATTCATTTCTTTTTCATATTTACTTTGTCTTTCTTCGCTTAATCGTTTTTCTTCATCTTCTACATCAACACTGGTATCTCTATCATTATCTATTCCTACTGTTTTTTCTATTACACCTATACCACTATTTATACTTCCTGATGCAACATCTGTTGCTGTCTTAGCGCTACCAGCAACTAAATTAACTCCTGATTTTGCTACACCTCCTGTTACTTCTACAGTATCTTTCGCTATATCTTCTACAGCAACACCAAATATACCTAATATACCATTAAATAATGGTTTAATAGAATCTAATAACTGTGTTAAAGTAAAACCTAAATATGATAAAATATTAAATCCTAAAAATGCTAATATTACTATTATTATTATTATTTTAGTTAAATTAAAATCAAAGATACCAGATTTCTTTTCAAAAAATGATACTGGTTCACTCTTATTATTTTTGTTATTGTTGTTATTGTTGTTATTGTTGTTATTATTATTGTTGTTATTTCTATTGTTGTTATTTTTGTTATTGTTGTTATTTTTATTTTTTCCAAAAACGTTATTTAATACTGTATTATTATTATTATCATTATTAGAATTTTCTATTTTACCAAATATATTACTATTATTTTTATTTTGATTATTGTTATAATTCTTATTATTGTTCTTGTTATTGTTATTAACTATTTCAGATATGGGTCGAAATGTTGACATATTAATCTATATAAATTTTACAATATTTTATATTAATATAAAATATCTATTAATATTAAGTATAATAATGACATATATAAAAAAATCAAGAAAGAAAACAGGTTCTAAACAATCTAAACAATCTAAACAATCTAAACAATCTAAACAATCTAGAAAATAT